GAAATAAAACAGTGGGGAACTCTCACATTTTCTACTAATGACACGGATGAATTTAGGGGTTGTAGTAACCTCACGATAGCTAATGCTATTGATTGGCCAGAACTAAATTCAACCACAACCTTGCAAGAATTTTTAAGAGATACTGGTATTACAGCTATACCAAATGCCCAAAAGTGGGATATTAGTAATGTAATATCTTTGTATCTAACATTTTTAAATTGTAGTTCTCTAGCAACTATCGAGGGTATAAATGAGTGGGATACTAGTAATGTTGTTAGTATGAGGCAGACATTTCAAAATTGTGATGTTTTTAATGCAGATTTAAACAAATGGAATGTTTCAAATTGTACTACTATGCGAAACATGTTTAACGGGGCTCACATTTTTAATGGAGATTTATCCAATTGGGATGTAAGCAATGTAACTACTATGGAAGATGCTTTTAATGATTGTTTTAAATTTGAAGGTAAGGGATTAGAAACATGGAACCCATCTTCCTGTACTAATTTTCAAGAAGCATTTAGAGATGTAAGTGGAAGTTTTAATCCTGATATTTCGGGGTGGGATGTTTCATCAGGTACTAATTTTACATACATGTTTTTAGGTGCTTCTGACTTTAATCAAAACTTGGGTAGTTGGGATGTTTCATCTGCAACAATTCTACAAGGGATATTTTACAATTGTTCTTCTTTCAATAACGGAGGCTCTTCAGATATTAATAATTGGAATACTAGTAATGTAATATCTTTGTATCTAACATTTTTAAATAGTAATTTTAATCAACCTATAAATAGTTGGAATACTAGTAATGTAACAACTTTACGACAAACTTTTCAAAATACTCCATTTAATCAAGATTTAAATAATTGGAATACGGGAAAAGTAAATAGCATAAGGTCTACCTTTGAAGGGTGTACTTCATTTAATGGAGATTTATCCAATTGGGATGTTAGAAGTGTTACTGATATGTATCGTTTTTCTAGAAATGCCAGTAATTTTGAAGGAATAGGTTTGAATACTTGGCTAGCTCCTACTTCAAGTGTTGGTATGTATGAAGCATTTAGAGATGTAAGTGGAAGCTTTAATCCTGATATTTCAGGATGGAATGTTATAGCATTAAATTTAGATCTAACTTTTTATAATTGTTCTGATTTTAATAGAGATCTGTCAGGCTGGGATACTTCTAATTGTACTTCGTTAACTTATACATTTTTTAATACTTCAATGGACCAGGATTTATCTTCTTGGGATATTACTAATGTTACTTCCATGACAAATATGTTTAACGGGTGTACATTATCGACTACTAACTATGATGCTATTTTAATAGGGTGGGAAGCACAAGGTCCTCAAAGCGGGGTAATCTTTCATGCAGGAAATTCTACTTATACCTCCGGAGGAGCTGCTGAAGCAGCAAGAAACAGTTTAATAAATACTTATGGATGGTCAATTACTGACGGTGGCCCAGCTTAACAATAAAAATAAAGATTATGGATATAGTAAACACAACAGAAAATTCAATTTGGTGGTTAGCTTATAATACTGGTTCTGATATTTATCATTTTGATAAATTAGATCCGGGTTTAAGAGTATCAACAGCTCAACCAAACTTAGAACAATTTCAAACAGAATTAGAATTGAAAGCAAGAGTAGATTACTTTAAAGGTGAGGGATATTATTCTTCTTCTTCACTTGGATTATAATTTTCAAAAAAAAAAGTAATATTTATAATTATAAAAAATAAAAAAATGGAAAAAAAAGTTTTAACACAAGAGGAATTACAAGAAATTAAATCAATCCAAACTGAAAATGCTAGTTTAGTATCACAATTTGGAGAATTAGAAATAGTAACACAAAATTTATCTTTAAGAAAAGAAGAATTAATAAAAAAATTTAAAGAACTTAAAAATAGAGAAGTAAAAATTGGTCAAACTCTCCAAGAAAAATATGGAGATGGAAACATTGATATAGAAACAGGAGAATTTGTGTCTAATTAGTTTTTTTGATAAAAAATATAATATTTATAACAAAATAAAATCACAAAACCCAAAATAAGATGGCAGAAACATTAGTCTCACCTGGCGTTTTAGCAAGAGAAAACGATCAATCTTTTATTACAAGGCAGCCTGTTCAAGCAGGGACTGCTATTCTTGGACCTACTGTAAAGGGTCCTGTTAATATACCTACTCTAGTTACCTCATACAGCGATTATGTAAGTAAATTTGGAGAAACTTTCACTAGTGGTGGAAGTGTTTATTCTCACTTAACTGCATACTCAGCATATAATTACTTCACAGAAGGAGGTACAACTTTATTAGTTACTAGAGTAGTATCAGGTTCTTTTACAGCAGCTTCTTCATCAACTATTGCTACAGGTTCTAGTGGTCCTGATTCAGGTTTATCTCCTTTTGTATTAGCTACTTTATCTGAGGGTGATATTATGAATAGTACTTCTACTGAAGCTAGCACAGGTGCTTTAGAAAGTGGATCTCTTGATAACGTGAGATGGGAAATCCCATTTGTAAATACTTCTTCAGGTCAATTTACTTTAACTGTTAGAAGGGGTAATGATACTCAAAGAGAAAAATCAATTTTAGAAACATTTACTAATTTATCATTAGATCCTTTCTCTGATAATTATATTACTAAAGTAATTGGTGATACTAGAAAAACTCTTGCAGGTGATGCTACTGATGGGTATTATATACAAGAAACTGGAAGTTATCCAAACCGATCAAATTATATTAGAGTAGAATCAGTTAATTTTACAACTCCTCGTTATTTAGATAACTCAGGAAATGCTAAAAATGAATTTACAGGTTCTATGCCTGCAATTCAAAGTGGTTCATTTGGTGGTGCTTCTGGAGAGGTATTTGTAGGAAGCCCAGCATTATTTAATGAAAATATTAATGCAACTAATGTTCAAGGTATTAGCCCAGATGATTACACTCAATCAATTAGTTTACTATCAAATCAAGATGATTTCCAGTTTAATGTAATTACAATGCCTGGTTTAAATCAAAGCCAACATTCAACTGAAGTAGCTCAATTGATTAATATGTGTCAAGAAAGAGGAGATGCTATTGCGGTAGTTGATTTAGCTCCTTACAATTCTACAATTTTAACTTATACAGGAGAAGCAGCTGAATTGAATTCAAGTTATGCTGCATCTTATGCTCCATGGTTAAGAGTATCAGATCCAGGAACAGGCCAATTAATTTGGGTACCAGCTTCAACAGTAATTCCTGGTGTTTATGCCTTTAATGATAGAGTAGCTGAACCTTGGTTTGCACCTGCTGGTTTAAATAGAGGTGGTTTATCTACAGTAATTAAACCTGAAAGAAAATATACTCAAGCTAATCGTGATTCACTTTATGAAGGTAAAGTTAACCCAATTGCTTCATTCCCTAATGCTGGAAACGTAGTATTTGGTCAGAAAACTTTACAAACTAAAGCAAGTGCTCTTGATAGAGTAAATGTTAGAAGGCTATTAATTCAACTTAAAGGATTTATTTCTCAAGTAGCTGATAATTTAGTATTCGAACAAAATACCGCAGCAACAAGAAACCAATTCTTAGGTAGTGTTAACCCATACTTAGAAAGTGTACAACAAAGACAAGGTTTGTATGCCTTTAAAGTAGTGATGGATGATTCAAATAATACACCAGATGTTATAGATAGAAACCAATTAGTAGGTGCTATTTATCTACAACCAACTAAAACAGCTGAATTTATTATCTTGGATTTCAATGTACTTCCAACAGGAGCAACATTCCCATCATAAAAACCGAAGCAATAAATATTTATACGTGAATATCAAATAATATAATAATAAAATGGCAGTACTAGACCCAAACGAAATATTTTATACGGCTTTTGAACCAAAACAAGCTAATAGATTTATCCTTTATGTAGATGGTTTTCCTTCTTATGTAATTAAAGGAGTAAGTGGATTTAACATTGATAATGGTGAAGTTCCTCTTAATCATATTAATGTTTTAAGAAAAATTAAAGGTAAATCAGTATGGAGTGATGTTACATTAACCCTATTTGACCCTATCACACCTTCAGGAGCTCAAGCTGTAATGGAATGGGTTCGTTTACATCACGAATCTGTAACAGGTAGAGATGGTTATTCTGATTTCTATAAAAAAGACGTAACAGTAAACGTGTTAGGACCTGTAGGTGATGTAGTTTCAGAATGGGTATTAAAAGGTGCATTTATTAAAAATGCTACTTTCCCTGAATTTAACTGGGATACTACAAATACTGCTGTTCAAATTCAAATGACACTTGGAATTGATTACGCAGTCTTGAATTTCTAAGATTTATTTTTAAATATTTTAAGAAGAGCTTGGTTAACCCAAGCTCTTTTTTTATGTTGTGTTAAATAATTTAAATATGGAAACAGTTTTATTGGCTTGGGGTTTAGGAATTATTACTGTATTTACAACAGCAATGATTTTAGTAATTTTTTGGTTAGTAAGAATGTATCAAGACCAAAGAGATGAATTAATTGCTTTAGAGGAAAGAATTTATTTATCAATAGAGGATATAGATAGAGACCATTTAATGGAAAAAGATTCATTAGTTAAACAAATTAAAGAATTAAATACTTCAATTACAGAATTGAACCAATTCCAGAATCAACAGCTAGAACAAAAATCAAAATTAATTTATGCTGCTTTTGAAAGATTGGAGATAGAGGTAAATCGTTTAGTAAGATCATATTAAAAATTTACCTCCAATATATTTATATCAAACAATAAAGTTACACTAAATAAAATTTATGGAAACCACATTAAAATTCCCCACAGAGATAATTGATTTACCTTCTAAAGGTTTAGTTTACCCACCAGAAAATCCTTTATCTGAAGGTAAAGTTGAAATGAAATATATGACAGCACGTGAGGAAGATATTCTTACAAATCAATCATATATTGAAAAAGGTATTGTTTTAGATAAACTACTTGAATCTCTAATAGTTACTAAAATTAATATTAAAGATTTAATTGTAGGAGACAAAAATGCACTTTTGATTGCAGCCCGTGTTTTAGGATATGGTAAAGATTATAAATTTACTTTAAAAGGAGAAGAACATACAGTTGA